GAACCAGATGTATTGAAACAAATGAAAGAGATTGAAAATCAGAGATTATTACAAATTGAAAAATATAAAGAGCAACAAAATAAGAGTTCAATTATAGTAAAAGAACCAGGTAAACCTCCAATTACGTTAAGTAATGATGAAGTTGTTAATTTATTAAGTAATCAAACAAAAGAATTAGAGCGCTTATCCAATTCCATCATAAATAAAGATAAATTTATAGAATTAATGAAAAATAAAATTAAGGAACAAGAACAAATTATCCATTTTTTAAGAAATGAAATAGATAGTTTTAAACAAAGAGGTGAAGCAAATCATGAAGACAAAAATATTAATATTGGAATTAAAAAGATTGAGTCAACTAACGTAACTCATGTGAATGATACGGAAATTTTAAATGAAATTAATCAATTCAATGATACGAATAATGAATAGAAATTTCATGTTCGAAAAACAAATAAATATTTATATGTATTTATTTGTTTATAAATACTTATATTTCATTACGAATTATACATTAAATTAAATTACTTTCTTCTTCTGATTCTTGATTGCTTTCATCATCCGAATTATCATTTTTTGTATATTTATCAATATATCTATAAATACGATTAATATCTAATTTGCTTATTTCATAGTTCTGCATTTCATCGTATATAATTTCATCTGAAAAATTATTTCTCAACTCTATAAAATATGAAAATAGGTCTCTTTTATCGCATCCTAATAATTGACATAAATTTTGAATAAATAATGAATTATTATACTCAGTGCTATATTTTGTAAGAACTTTTGTAAATCTAACTTCGGATGGATTGTATTTACACTTGATTTTATTTTTATTACAATAATTATGATATAAGTTGTTATTGTAAAATGTTTTTATTAATGAACTCATTTCATTAAATTGCCATATTTGTTTTTGAAATGTGATTCTGTCGATATAATCAGCAAAACAAATATTATCTAAAAATTTAGAATATAGAGGAATACTTTTAGATTTTGGATACTTTGATAATACATCAATAATATTTTCATGCCATAATAAACTAACAATTGTTCTATCTGTTTCATTCATAATAGTTATATGCTCATCTAATGAAACAGGTGTATTAATTAATTTTTTTGTAATATCTTTTGTATCTTCATTATATGTATTTGGTTTAAAAATATTTTGTATTAAATTTTTATTCAATATATTACACTGGTTTTTATAAATATTATAAATTGAATTAAGTTTTCTAAGGTCGCCTTGTATAAATTTTATTACATTATCAATCAAATCTTTTTCTAATTCTGGCATAATTAAATTGATAATATTTTTAATTTGTAAATTAGTTGGTTGTTTTAATTCAAATGAATGACATACTTTCATAAGTTCTTTTATTTTTTTGTCCATGTGATAATTACTAATACATATAATCGGGTTATATGTTACTTCTTCTATTTTTTGTTTTTTTGTTTTTTTTGGTCGAATTAATTTAATTAATGAATTTATACCTCCTTTATCTCCATTATTCATGCCATCAATTTCGTCCATGATAATAGCAATTTTTTTTATCTTTTTTTGAAACATACTGATTACATTTGTGTCGGACATATTGTGACGTGTTATTGTATCTATAATACTTTTGTTTCGAATGTCGCCAGCATCATACTTGATAACATCATAATTCAATTCTTTTAATAGATTTACGACAAACTGTGTTTTCCCGCTTCCAGGTGTACCATAAATATAAATACTTCGTTTTAATGATAAATTTCCTTTATTTTTTTCAAAGTCTGATAATATATTTTTTATATTTAATGATAATTTCTCTCTATCTAGTAAATCATTTAAATTTATTTTTTCCATATAATATCTCAGTTTATAAAGTTGTTTTTATGTTGTTTTACATTCAACCAGTATTATTTTATGTATGTTGAAATACAAAAAACAAAACAAATACAAAATATAAATATATTAAATGATGATTATATTTATATTACAAGACTAATCTGATTTTACTGCTTTGCTTCACATGCCATGGGGTTATTTGTAATTCCGTCCCATGTAAGGTCACAACTATTCGCCCATTTATATTTTTGGCATACGCTATCATCAGATGTCCATGGAGGAACAAAAAAATTCATTTTATTACTACACGTTGATTTTCCTAAATTTTTAACATTTACACATACATTTCTATTTCCTTCTTTAACCATATTCCAATAGTCGGGGCATTCTCCAATCACAACATCACTATAAAATAATTCTTTTTTTCCTTTATACATTGCATAGCCAGTAAATGCTAATGTAACAATTAGTATTAATAAAGCAATATTAGCGACAATAATATTGAAGGCCATTATATAAAATAATTATATATTATTTTCTGTTTATTATAATATATGCTTACATCCAATCCAACATCGACTTCAAATGGTAGAATTGATATTGAAGGCCCAAATATTAATCTTAAATTTGCTATGATGGATAAAATACCGATAAATGAATGTTCATCATTTAGAGAAGCATTAACAGGTAATTGGGATGATAGTCCATTATCATTAGCATTTTTTTCTGGAAAAAATATTCAAATCATTCAAAATGGAATACGTGCTGGAGTATATAAAAAATCAAATGGAATGTATTTAATTTCTCCACAAGATTGTGATATTATTAAAACCATTATGAGAAGTATCTATTTACAAGGTTCTGTTAATTTATGTTCTAATTATACTGAACAAATTGCATCACTTAATAAATTAGTAATTGATTATTCTGTGAATCAAATATATGGAGAGATTGATGGATATATGAAATATAAACGTGATGCTAGTAATATGTATACAATCATTCCTTATCCTACATTAGCGACTACAAAGGCGAAAACATTAGAATTAAAAAAATGGTTTTAATTTATTGAATTATGATTGAATATAAATATAAATATGAATATGAATATAAATATAAAAATAAAAATATACATATAAATCATGCTTATTCGTTTTGAAATTATCAATGAAATTTTATTAAAAAATAATATAAATATAAATGGTTGTTTTCATATAGGAGCACATGAATGTGAAGAATTATTAATCTATAATAATCTATTAGGTATTCATCCTCATAATATTGTTTGGATTGATGCTATACCTTCAAAAGTAATGGAAGCAACTATGAGAGGAATACCAAATGTATATAACGCTGTTATAACAGATAAAGACGATGAAGAAATTATATTTAATATTTCAAATAATATACAATCTTCAAGTGTATTAGAGTTTGGTACTCATTCGCAAGAGCATCCATGGTGTGTATATATAGATAAAATAAAACAAAAAAGTATTACAATTGATACTTTTTTTAAAAGAAATAAAATTGATGCGTCAAAATATAATTTTTGGAATTTTGATATCCAGGGTGCTGAACTTATGGCATTAAAAGGTGCTATAAATTCTATTAAATATGCGAATGTTATATATTTAGAAGTTAATGAGAAAGAATTATATATAAATTGTGGGCTTATTAATGAAATTGATGCTTTTTTATCACAATATAATTTTAAAAGAGTTTATACCGAAATGACAAAACATGGATGGGGTGATGCGATATATATTTTAGAAAAATGATTCACATCTAACTACTTTGTTTATAATTAAAAAATGATTATGTTTTTTAATTATAATTTTATAAATCTAAATCTAAATAATAATCAATTATATAATTATTCGTCATCTAATACTAAAGACATTTTCTTTCCTGATTTAGATTTTGTTGATTTTGATTTATTCACTTTTTTAGCATTGGCATGTTGTCCTCCTCCGGTTCCATTCGAATGATTTACGAATGATAGATATTCAGTGTTAAGTCGTTGTAATTCTTCACTCCAGATGTCTTTGATATCTTTCGATTTCAAAATATTCAATTCTGTTTCTTTATTTTCTTTTTCATTCATGATTTTTTCCACATTTTCTTCTGAAACACTATCCATTGGCATTTTAATTAAATATTTATAATCATTATCATCATTCAACTTAGAATATCCTTTATTTTCCAAAATCTCAATAATTTCTCTCTGTTTCTTTTTACGAAGGTCCAAAGAATCATCTAAAATTTCTTGAATGTATCTCGCTTTATTGCTCAAGATTATAAGTTCATTTGTAAGTTGTTCAATTTGATATATTTTTCTTTTATCGTAAAATTCCAATCGAATTTCATAAAAGTCATCAATCATTTCTTCAGGCGTTTCATATTTTTTCAATTTATCTTGAGAATCAAACGCATGCATATTATTTGTAGATTGAACATTATAAAGTTTCAATAATTTTTCAAGGGCATTACAACCATTTGATTCAGTAGTGTTTAACAATTCTTGAAGAACTCCATTATTAAATGTAATTGTAAAATCAACAACAATATCAGTACTCATATCTGAGTAATCTTTAATAAGTCCGCCTTTCTTTTTCGTAGATTTTTCGTTACCGTTACCGGCTTTATCCCCAGCACCAGCGCCTGCTCCATTGTCTTTCTGAGGGCCTAATATTAGTTCTTCGAGATGTTCTTTGAAATCGTCTGTCCAATATCCAACTGGAAGTTCTGTTACTTTGATTGTATTGATTCCAGTTACTTCATATACACCTTTAATAAGATATTTTCCATTTTCCATTTCAGTAATGGTTCCATTAAAACCTTGGTAATATGGTCTTAATTTTATATTTTCAACTGTATTATCGATTTTATTTTGAATATATTGAATAATATCATTTACATTATAACACATAATATTTGTACTAAAACCGGTTCCAATTCCTCGGCTTCCATTTACAAGAATCATAGGAATAATTGGAACATAATACAAAGGTTCTACAGGAAAGCCATCATCGTCTAAATACTTTAAAATTTTATCGTCAGATTCGGGGAAGATATATCGTGTAAGACGATTTAAATGTGTATAAATATATCGTTCAGACGCAGAATCTTTTCCACCTTGTAGTCTTGTACCAAATTGACCACATGGTTCAAACAGATTAATATTATTAGAACCAACAAAATTTTGAGCTAATCCAACAATTGCTTCATTTAAACTTTGTTCACCATGATGATAAGCTGCTTGTTCTGAAACATATCCACTAAACTGAGCTACTTTAATTTCAGTTGTAAGTCTCTTTTTGAACGCAGCATATAAAATTTTTCTTAGACTAATTTTAAGGCCATCCATTACATTTGGAATTGAACGGTCACAATCATATTTTGAAAAATGAATCATTTCCTTATTGATAAAATCAGAATAAGTAATCGTTTCGTGGTTTGTATCTACATATAGTTCACGATTGTAGTTTTCTAGCCATTTTTTTCTATCATCGGCACGTTTTTTATTGAATACCATATCAATCGCATTTTTACTTTCATCACCGGTGTGACTAAATGTTACAATTTTCTTGTGTTCAAAGTACTCCTTAAATTCTTTAGCAGTACTAGTACCCAAACCTTTGTAATATTTGATTTTCCAGCCATGGGTATCATTACCATTTTCCTGTTTCCATTGTTCATATTCTCCGTCATTGTAAAATACAAGTTCATTATTGCCCTTTTTAGCCTTTAGAATTGGCGTATTCATAAAACCAATAAATCCAGTGATTCTAGACAGTGATTCCCATTCACTTTCAAATAAGTTGAGACCTAGTCCTTTGATATGACTACCATCTAGATCCTGGTCGGTCATGAATAATATTTTACCATATCTTAATTTTTTATCTACATCTTGTTGTGTATAATTTTTTCCAGTTTCTAGGCCTAAAATTTGTTTAATTTCCTTGATTTCTTTATTATCGGAAATTTTCTTCTGTGTTTCGCCTCTTACATTATATAATTTACCCCTCATTGGATAAATTCCAATAAAATTACGGTCTTCTTTTGTCAATCCAGATACAATACCTGCTTTCGCTGAATCTCCTTCACAAAATATAATTGTACACATATTGGATTTATCTGTTCCAGCATAATTCGCATCAATTAATTTTGGGATTCCTCTAATACTTCTTGATTTAACACCATCTGTTTTCTTAGCAGCTTTCGTTTCTTTCACTTCCGTAAGCGCACAAGCTGCATCCATTACACCCATTTTGGCAATTTTTTCAATAAATTTGTCGCTTACAGTACACGTTGACCCAAAATTTGAAATAGCTGTATTCATATAATCTTTTGTTTGGCTATCAAACGCAGGATTTTCAATATCACATCGAATAAATATCATAAGCTGTTCCTTGATTGATGTAGGTTTAACGTCGACTTTTTTCTTTTTAGCAATAAACGCTTGTAGTTTTTTAACGATTTGATTGGTTATGTATTCTACATGTTTCCCTCCTTTGCTTGTGAAGATACCATTTACAAATGAAACTTGACAAAATTCATCGGTAGGAGAAAGACAAACCGCATATTCCCAACGTTCATTTCCTTCTTCATATACACGTGGTTTATCTGTTTTACTACCAATATAAAGGTCAATATACTGTTGAAAATTTGCCACTTGTAGAAGTTCATTATTATAATTGACTTTAACTGTTTTATCTGTTACAGCAGCAATATCAAGTACGCGTCGCCTTAAGAATTTAACAAAATCACTAGTAAGTCCGGTCAATCCTAGACGTTGATAATCCGGTTTAAATGATACTTTTGTATAAGGTTTAACTTTAGATTTTGTAATTTTAGGAGAGCATATTTCTTCTAGATTATTTTTGAATTCTTGAACATATTTGAGACCCCTTACATGGTCAACTGTTTCAACCATTCCCCATGTAGACCAAATAAGAACCAATTTAAATCCGAATCCGTTTTTACCACCTACGATTTTCTTCTCAGTTTTATCATAATTGGTTGAAGTGCGTAAGTGACCAAAAATCATTTCTGGAATCCAAATATCATATTCTGGATGTTTTTCAACATCAATACCATTACCATTATTCATCATTGTAATGATACCATCATCACTAATATCAATGTTAATATTGGTAACAGGAAGAATATTTGGTTTTCCAGAATTGATTGCTTGTTTACAGCGAACTGCGTGATCACGGCAATTTACAATACCCTCGTCAAATAGTTTATATAGTCCAGGATTAATTGAAATCATTTTACTGATAATTTTATTATCTTCATAAATATAGCATTCGCTCTCAATATTTTCAATTGAACCAATATAAGTATCAGGAGCATCAAGAATATGTTGACGGTCCGTCTTCTTTTGATATTGTTGAGCGAGATTGGTCTCGGACATGATGATTTGGTTATTTAATCATTTAAATATTTGTATTTAAATGGTTTCAATTTTGTTTGAAAAATAAATATTATCAAAAAATATAAAAAAATAAAAAATATAAAAAATAATTTTTATGATAAATTTAAGTAAATATGAATCTCCAAATATAAGCCCAATATTTATATTTATATTTAATAATACATTTCAATTATTATAAATTCAAACACCTTCGAAATAATTCATCAAAAGTTTAATAAAATGTAATACTAAACATATATCATATATGATAAACATGATTGGCATGGTTTCAATATCATAATGTTTAGTCGCCAAATATTTTACCATGTATGTTTTTTCCAGTTCATATCCACATTTATTTTTATAATATTCGCGTGTACCAACTCCAGCAATGACAGCGATTTTAGTATAACCTTCTTGGCTGGCAATTGTTTCTGCGGTTTCAACAAGTAATTTTCCATATCCTCTATGTTGAGACGATTTTAAGGTTTGTTCTACATTTCCAACTCCTAAAGAATATCCATAAACATGTACTTCTCGAATTAAAGCGCATTGTTTTAATTCCTCAAAAATATCACCTCCTGAATTTGTATCAAGTCTTAATCTACAAAAGCCAATCAATCCATTATACGTATCTAAATTACCTTCCCAGAATATCTTTTTTTTGAAAATATATTGGATGATATAATATTTTACCATAAATAATACATATGTCAGTTTACTTTTGAAATATGAATATGTATTGCTTTCTTTTCTATTTGATTCAATTGAAATGAAATATTCATCACCGTCAGATGCCCTATATTTTCTTACTACAAGTTTAGCATCATCCATTAATTTATTATCATCACCAATTTCCATACATCTAATACATCTACAATATGTTCCTTCTTTTTTCATTTCGTCTTGAATCAATTGTCTTAAATTACTTTTCTTTTCATAACCGGCTTCGATAGATGTAGATGGAATATCTCTCACAAGTCTCTGAATACGAATCCATGGTTGAATCCGTTGCTTATAATGTTTCAATACATTGACGAGCAAATTTAAATTTTTTTCGGCATAAGGAACATATTCACCCGATTCATACCATTGTTGAATATCAGATGTTACAATAAGATTAGGGTCATTTGATTTACAAATCGCGGTAGGATATATTTTGACATCATCAAATTGTAAATTAGGGTCATGAATTGATTGTTCGAACATCCATGTATCAAGTACAGGAGATGAACCAGGTAAATCAGGCATCAAATGACATACAATTTTAAATCCACATTGTTTTAATTGTTTAATGGCTTTAATAGTATCTTTTGTAAAGCAATCACGATTGATTTTACTTAAAATGCCGTCATCGTAATGTTGTACGCCGATTTGTAAACGCGTAATACCCCAGTTTCTATAATCTTTAATAGATTGTCGAGTTACAAAATCAGGTCTTGTTTCAATCGTTAAACCAATAATTCTGTATTTTGATGTTTCATTAATTTTAATCTCATTTTCGACAGATTGAATATCTCGTTCATTATCAAATGTATTAGCAGCATAATAAATTTCATTCATAACTTGGTTTCTGTATTCATAATTGTAAGATTCCCAAGTGCCTCCAGATACAATAACCTCTAGTTTATAAGAATGATGTTCGGCGTTTTGATTGGTTGAAATGTTACCTGTTTTAATATATGAACGAATCCTATCATGAAGTTGTCCTTTCACGTCAAAATTATATTGAAGCGCTCTTAACATGGCAGGTTCGCTTGATAAATATGATTTAGGTTGTGTAGGTTTACCGGTTAAATCTGTTTCAGTTGGGCAATATGAACATTTTTTAGGACAACTAAATTTATCGGGTTTCAAAACAATGGTAACTACTAATACACCAGACCTTGACCGCATTGCTTTTTTAATAATATAGCGACTAAATTGAGTATTAATTTTAACATCGTCAAAATATTTTTCATAAATATATCTGATTTGTGATTTAGAAGGATTTACTCTATATTTTTTTTTAAGTATATTTACAATTGCATCAATAGATTTATTATCATTTATAATAACAGACGAATTTCCTGCCTTTTCCAATAAATCTTCTACAAATAATTTTAATTTTCTCTCTTGGTTCATAGACGATTCTTTAGAAATATCTTCAATGTCTTCGTTATATTGAATCTGAATTAGTTCGTGGCTCATATCTTTATTAGTATGTATATTATATTAACAATTTATAAGCGATTCAATTTTATATAAAAGTAAATATCCATTATATAAAAACATAAAAACATAAAACATAAAATTGATTATTGATTTTATTTTATTTGCTTGATTTATTTTTATAAGTTTTCTTCCCATGTTTTACCCATTTAAAGTGTCCAAAAAACGTCTGAATTGAAATGTATTTATTTCCATCATTACCTTTCATAATTTTATTAGGACATTCAGACGCAGAATATGGTGGCGAGGGTCTTGTTAAATATTTTTTAGTATTTAATTTTCGACAATTATATATTTTTTTAGATTTTCTTTTTGGCATTATAATATTATGCTATATTTTATAAATATAACATAAATATATATGACAATTACAGGAGGTAATAATAGAACCACGAATCGTTGGTTTGATTGTAGTTTAAAATATGGTTGTCCTAAACCGGTTTTTTTCAAAACAACAGAAATATCTGTAAATCGGAATGGTAATGTTGAAAAAATTATTATTAAACAACCTACTACACCATATTGGAAATCTCAAAGTCAATATATAAAATCGTCAACATATTTTACAGGAGGGCAAAGTTTAGTATATGCTAATAAAACATTAGACCCATTTGGTTATTGGGCAGGCGCTCCAATGGGAAGTGGCGCACCTCCTAGAAATACATTTAATTGATTTTAGTAGATTTACATTTTGCGTTAAAATAACTTGAACTATTTAGAAATTATTTTTTCTATTACTAATTTATAAATGGTAAAACGTGTTTCAAAAGGTTCTGATGGTAAATACCATATTAAAGGTAAATCATATGAAATGTTAGTTGGTTCTCGTGCTCAAGTTTTTCATGGAACTGCTTATAAAACACCTGGTGATTTAACTAAATCTGATATTTTAATGAATAAGCATGGTAGAATTGTTTCTGCGAAAAAGCATGCCACTGCTAAACGAGAGAAAAGATTAGTAAAAGCTGGTTATTTAACTCGTAAAGGTAAATTTGGATTTATTAGAGCTAGTGGACACAAATCCAGAAAATCAAGAAAATCCAGAAAGAACTGAATCACCATGAAAGGTGGTTTTAGAGCAGATAATCTTATAGGAGAATCACCAATCGCATTTGATTCTAGAGGTCTTCCTTTAGGACCCGAATAAGGATGATAAATCATAAGTGTTTAGTTAAAGTTAATACTTATGATTGATTCTTTTCTCTGTATCATATCCATAAAGTAGGCATAATCAAATTATTACCATCTATATGTTCCCCAATATAATCTAATAAAAATTTTTCAACATAACGTTTGCTAGCAATGAGAGATTTGTTTTTTAAATTAAAATTAATATTATTATAATAATACATACATAAATTATTTATACTATCTGGATATTGACAATTTGTTTCCTTTTTATGTAATTTGTATTTTTCAATTATATTTATAATATCTGTTCTTTTATCCCATAATTTACAAGAAATTTGATTTATATATTTTTCATCTTCAATTTGAATTTCAGAATAAAAATGTTGTATTAAATCAATAATATTTTTTTCATTAATATAAACATGTTTACCATTCCAATACTTAAATAATGTACAAATTTCACCGATTTCTAATTCATATTCATCTTCATCTTTAACAATTGTTTCTTCCCAGAATTTCAAAAAATTACTAACAAGCGGTAAATGTGTGCTTGTAATATTTAAAAATATATCTTGACTTTCATTATATTCAAGTTTTTGTATTAATAGTTGTTTTAATTTTGAACTAAAGGCAATATTAGGTATAGATAACTTATCTAGATAGATTTTCCATAAATATAAAATATTTTTCCATTTAACAGAAGAACCATTACATGTTTCTAATGAAGAATTAATAAATTGGTCTGTAATATTCTCTAATGTATTGTTTTTCAAATACAAGGTGTGTTCAATTAAATCTTTATTTCCGCAATTATTCAAAAAATTATCAGCGTTTTGATAACGATTTGAATAATGACAAGCTACACAAAAGAAATCTAGTATAAATTTATAAAAACTTTTATCGAGTGTATATTTATTTGTATTATCATTTATCATAATCAACCTACAATCTGAATAAGAATGGTCATAATATTTATATTTAATCGTGTTAAATATATGTGTAATTCCTAATAAATTATATGCTTGAGTAAATATTTCATTACAAATACTTTTCGCATTTGGTGATATAATATAAATCAAATTTTCATTTTTTTTAAGAATGCTATCACCAATTAATGTTAAAAAATATTTTACACTATCTTTATCTTTGAATAGTGCCGGATATAAATTATTAATAACAAATTGAATTGTAGCTGATTCTGGAATATACGTTATAGGGCTAATTTCCTTGATTTGTTTAATAATATTTGATTTTATTTTATGTTTAATGGTCATAAGTTTTTGTCCGTTTGTTATAGAATAAAGGATTTTGTATTGTATCTCATCTTCATTATAAATATAGAAATGTAATCCATCGTAATTAAAAAACAAATCTGAATTTTGACAATAAGAATAATTATATTTTTGTAAAAAATTACTAATAAAGTATTCTTTTTCTTCGTTTATTTTCTCTCTATACTTAAGTTTATCATCTTGTTCTTTTATAGTTCTCTGTATGATAACAGGTAAATTTGTAATGTAATTGTTTACTTTATTGATAATATATTGATTTGATTCGTAATCACTGAAAATATCATTTATAACTCGGATACAGTTGTCTAATTTTTCCGAATTTTGTTCAATAGAATCGACATTTTTATCTATATTATCTTCCATGTAATTTAAATTGTTTATAAAGTTATATTTATATTCATTTTATATATTTTTTTTATTTTTACAATAAATAATATATTTACTAATAAAACTATATATCTAATATATAGATGTATTGGCAGCGTCCAAGTTTTCTAGGATTTTTATTACAAGGCATTTTATTTGCCATTTTTGTAATTTATTTTATAAACAATTATAAATCATTAAGTAAAAAGGATATTATGTTATTTTTATTATTAGGTTCAATAGCTATAGGAGTTCATAGTATGTTACATGACAGAGAAGAAAGAATGTATGGATTTAATCCATTAAGGATGATTTAATTTACAATAATTTACAATGACACTCTAAATCTAAATATTCAAAACATAAGTATTTAAAGATTTTTATAATAAATTATTATAATGAGCGATAATTCGAATTCAAGTTTTAGTAAATCAAATGTATTAGAAATAAAAACCGTTCAAATTGCCCCATTTAGAACATTAATGACTGCCTTGAAAGATATCTTATTAGAAACAAACATTACATTTCAAAAGGATGGTATTCGTATTATTAATATGGATAAATCTCATACAATTTTAGTACATTTGTTTCTAGAAGCAATTAAATTTGAACAATTTTACTGCGCAAAGGATAAAATTGTTATTGGTGTCAATATGTTTCATTTATTCAAATTAATTAATACAATTGATAATGATGATACTCTTACTATTTATATTGAAAATCAAGATTATAATGATGGAATTGTTTCATATTTAGGACTGAAATTTGAAAATGGAACGATTAAACAATGTAAAACTCAAAAATTAAAATTAATTGAACCGGATAATGAAGAATTAGAAATACCTGATGTTAAATTTTCATCTATATTAAACATGCCTTCTACTGATTTTCAAAAAATCATTAGAGATTTATCATGTATTTCTGAGAAGTTAGAAATTAAATCAGTAGGAAATGAATTAATATTTAAGTGTAGTGGACAATTTGCGAATGCTGAAATCCGTAGAACTGAGTCAGATGGAAATATGGAATTTATTCAAAAACAAGACCATTCGAAAGTAGTACAGGGAGAATTCTCTCTAAAAAATTTAAGCTATTTTATTAAATGTACAAACTTATGCTCTCAAATAGAAGTTTATCTTGAAAATGATCTACCACTTATTGTTAAATATGATGTAGCTAGTTTAGGGTCAATTAAATTAGCACAAAGTCCGTTACCGTCCGTATAATTATATTACATATATTACAAAATTGAAATTATAAATCAATATAAAATATTAATTTATATTCATTTATAATATGGAGTTCAATAAAATGAAATCCGTTGTTGAAATTAAAAAAGACGATTATGATATTTTATATGTAAAAATATGTTCTAAGGAAACAATTGATTATATTAATTGTGTACATAATGAACCATATGGTTTCAAATGTGACAAGAATAAATTACTTAAAATATTTTTGGATTGTCAAGAATTATCAAATAATACAGTAAATACTAAATTATAAATAAAATTGAAATAGATTGATTGTAATTATTTAACTTTATATTAAAACCATGAAAGGATTTTGGTCATTTGATTGGCTATATGGAAACGCTAAAACATCTTTTGGAGGAGATGATATGTATGGTCCTCAAGATGGACAATTTATGATTTTTGGTAAATATCCACACTCTCGTAGTAAACATCGTGTTCAATCTGAATATGAAAATAGTAGAGGAAGGCCTATTTCAGAAGAAGAAAAAAATGCTAGGTTAGATGGTTTGATGAGGATTGCCCAGGCAAATTATGAGAATGAACAATATTATCGTAAAAAGAATAAAATTTATCCATATTGATTGATAAATTTACCCCATCCTGTCCCACCCCCGAAAAATTACAACGAATAAATTTTATAAAAAATCATCCGTTTTTTTATTACATCTATGTGTTTCAGATGATATGATTTGTGTTTTATCGTATATTTTATCAATATAATTGTTATGTGAATCAAGATATGAACCTATTTTTTCACCAACCCATTTCAAGTTCATCAAATCATATTCTAATTGTTTCAATTGTTCAGAGTCTTCATAATCATTTGAATCTTCAATATCAATATCAATATTTCTAATACTTTCAAAATCATACTTTTTAGAATTATTGTCATGAATGATGTCTGTATTATGATTGTTTTCTATAAATAGCACATTTTCCTTTTTTCTTTTTATATCGATAATATTAGAAAAAAAAGAATTGAATGGGATTAAATTTATAAACCAACCATACCAAGTCATAGATTTTAATATTTTATTTGAGTTATCAATCACTTGTTTGCTTTGATTTAATTTTTTATCTGTATTTATTATTATTTCAGTTTGATTTTCTAATTCTTCAATAACTTTTTCACATATATTTTTTGTTTCGGAATTTATTTTATTTATATCATTCCATAATGAAGTTAATCGAAACATATACTTAATGTTTATATAATAATTATTAACCACATTCTGCGAGCATGGTTTATTTCGTTAGACATAGGCAACTGACTGACAAAAGGCATTGATTCAATAAAAAAACAATACTTTATTAAATCAATAATCAATCTAAAATCATTATCTAAAATCAATATCTAAAATCCTGCTAATTT